GGAAGATCAAGACGAATGTCACCAGACAGAGGGACTATGAACTGACGGTTAAGTCGAATGCCCTTGCGACACTGCTCAGCCATGGCGTAAACGGTCTTGTGGCAATGCGCACCATCAATCTTTTTGACGATACTGCACAGGCTTACGCGGCATCCAAGGAACTGATTGATAAGTACCAGAAATCGATTTTCGATCCGCCGGAGACATCCTCTGTAAGCACTCAGCCGAAGAATAAGCCTGTCGGTGGTGCCGGTGAAGAAGCAGCGAACGCTGACCGTACCATGAGCGATTACTCAGATCAGGAGGTAAACTCCTCGATGATTGGAGGTTAAGCCATGGCAGAATATTCCGTGCTGACCTTTGATGAGCTGAACCGTCTTGGCAAGAAACCGCGTTCGATGCAGATTGACAAGTACTTCGATGAGATGGACCTGAGTGATGAGCAAAAGGAAGAGCGCAAGAGCCTGGCGGAAGACATTGAGGATATTATGCTTGATTTCATGGTTGCCGCAGCACTGGCTCTGAACAACAACAGTGTGGTGGAAGTTCTGCTGGCGGCATATCTTGTTAAAGATTTAACAAGCGCATATGTGAAGTATGAGATCCCGGAATCATTTGCTGTTTCCTACGCTGCGAGGATTGCCCCGGAGATAGTTCGTGCGACCTTTGCCAATATCAATGGTAGGCGTGTGGATGCCGTCCGTGAGCGCACAGCAGAGGGTACAAGCGATTCCGAGAGCATCAGCAACAAATACTACCTGTCCGAGGATAGGGCGCGTCTGATAGGCGAAGAAGAGGCAAATACAGCCTTTAATGACAAGGACTATGAGGACGCTGTTGCCGCCGGTTTTACCCACAAGCGTTGGCGCTCCATGCGAGACAAAAGGGTAAGACCAACACATCAGGAAGCCGATGGTCAGGTAGTTGCCATAGATGAAATGTTTCAGGTGGGCGAAGCACAGATGATGTTTCCCCGCGATGTGGTAAACGCAGAAGAGTACCCGGAAGAAATCTGTGGGTGCAGATGCGTAGTTGAATATATTTAAAATAAAACGGGATCCGGCAACGGGTCCTTTTTTATATGCGCCAGAGAAGGCGCGATACAAGTTTCGCGGATAACGCTCAGAGAGAACTGAGTTTAAACAAACGCAAAATCTATGGTCAGAGACGACCTTAAAAAACGCAAAGGAGCAATTATGGCTGAAGAGATTAAAGACACTAAGGCACCTGAAGACACCAGTACACCTGAGAAGCCTCAGGAAGAAGCACCAAAGCCGGAAGAGACTACCGAGCAGAAGAAAGAGAGTACTGCCGATGTCCAGGCGCTGATGGTCGAAATCGCAAAGCTGAAGAGAGCAAATGACAAGCTGTCCTCTGAAGCAGCGGACTACAAACGGAAATACCGCGACACGCTTTCCGAGCAGGAACAGGCATCCATGGAAAAGGCGGAAAGGGAAGCAGAGAAGGAAGAACAGTACAAGCTTCTCCTGAAGGAGAACACTGTGTTCAAGTCCGAAATTAATTTCAAGAATCTGGGATATGACCAGAAGCAGGCACATGATGCTGCTGTTGCCCAGTATGACGGAGATTTCGACACCCTTTACCGCATCCAGAAAGATGTCCAGGATTCCCTGATCACAAAGCAGAAAGAGGAATGGCTCAAGACCAGACCTCAGGTGCAGAGCGGTGGTTCCAACGAAGCGGAAGACCTTTTTCTCAAAGGTTTTAACTCCGTTAAACAGAGGATTTAAGAGGCTGTTTAGCCGGAAAGGAAACGAAAATGCCAAGTCCAAATGAAGACATGAACTATGCAATAAAGTATGCCCCGCAGGTAGACCAGAGATTTACCCTTGGTTCCCTGACCGCAGGCATCGTAAACAACAACTTTGACTGGATCGGTGTCCAGACTGTAGTGGTTTTCAGCCGTGCGCTGGCTACCCTTGGTAATTACAGCGTGACCGGAGCAAACCGCTATGGTACCCCGGACGAACTGCTTAACGCCAAGCAGGAAATGACGCTGACTCAGGATAAAGCCTTCACCTACACGATTGACCGCATGTCCGAGCAGGATACCATGGGCACAATGGAAGCGGCCGCTACGCTTGCTGAGAACATCGACAATCTGGTAATCCCAGCTGTTGATACCTACCGTCTTGCACGGCTTGTTGCTGGTGCTCCGGCTTCTGGTACCTACACGCAGAGGAGCCACATCATTGCAAAGACTGCAGCTCAGCAGACCGGTGGTGCGTATGCCGAGTTCCTTGACGCGCAGGAACTTCTGGATGACGATAAGGCTCCTCAGGGTGGCCGTGTAATGGTGGTTAAGCCGAGCTTCCTGAATAAGATCAAACTGGATGACAACTTCATCCGTCAGGGTGATCTGTCCCAGACCATGCTCCTGAATGGTCAGGTAGGTGAGATCGATGGCGTTCCTGTAATCAAGGTTCCGACTTCCTACTTGCCGGCGACTGTTGACTTCATCATCACCAATCCGCTCGTGATGCCTGCTCCTACGAAGCTCCAGGAGTTCAAGATTCACCTCAATGCACCTGGAATCAGTGGTGCACTTGTTGAGGCGCGTTTCCGCTACGACGCATTCGTCCTGAATAAGAAAGCGGATGCTATCGTAGTTCATAAGACCACTGCGACCTGATGAGTATGACTTTTTACAGGAAAGGGGACGGGGCGAAAATCTCCGTCTCCGATCCCAATCAGGCCGATGCATTCAGAAAAAATCCTGACTGGGAGCTGGTTGTCGAGAAAGCCGAGGAGCAGGTAAGTACCGATAAACCGGCAGAAGAGCCAGCGAAGAAAACTGGCAAAGGAAGAGTCGCAAAGAGGTGATGACATGGATGAACTGATTGAAGCCATCGTTACTGACCTTGCGGAAGAACTTAGTGGTGAGGTTGGCTACTCTGAAGATGTCCTTCGAAAAAAGGTAACCTCCGCCGCGAAAGAGGTTGTAAGGGCGAGACGGTATCCATCCGACTATGAAGCCGAGGATATTACGGATGACCTTAATCGGTTTTACTCCAACATCCGAAACATCGCTCTTTATGACTACAACCAGATTGGCGCTGAGTTCCAGACCTACTCCGGTGAGGGTGCGATTTTCCGCAACTTCATGGATAGAAACAAACTCTTTTATGGTGTTGTGCCATTCGCCGTCTGTAGCTAGGGCCTCCGGGCTGACGGGTTCCCGGAAATATCGGTGGAGGGCTTCCGGGAGGAAATAAAGATGAGACTGACGCTACAAAACAAGATCAACATGAAGTATTCGCTTCTGCATGACATCGTCCCTGTTTATCAGACGGATGACGAAGGGAATATCATTTATGACGAGATAGATGGTGAGCAGGTACCGAGAGATACTGGTAAAACCAGATCACGGTATGAAGCCGCTGTGGACTTTTGTGCGAATGTGAATTTCTCCGGGCAGAGCGAGATCCGTTACACAGTTTACGGTTTGAGTAAATCACAGTATGACGCGATTTTCTACTCGCTGAAGGGTGAACTTCCTCTGGATGAGACGAGCATCATATTCATCAATGGTGAGCCAGAACTGGACGAAGACGGATATGTGAAGCTTGAATCTGCGGACTATCGAGTGGTTCGTGTGGTTCCTTCGCTGAACTATACTTCATACCTGATCCGAAACGTGGAAAGAACTGAGAACGATGGCAGCTAAAAAGCACTGGAATATCAAGTCAACAAAAGATGTTGCCGACCTGGCGAAGTACATGGACCGGTATAACCGGACTTTCGAATTCAATATTCGCGTGTTTATGCTTCGTATCACAACCGAGGTGGGGATTCCAGTAATCGACAGCAGATATGGTGCTGGTCACGGTGATTCATCGTCAGACCACACTACACGGCTTGAGATCAGTGCCATGGGCGGTAAGGTTGTCGGCACGTTATACCTTGAGGGTGAAGATGTGGCCTTCATCGAATTCGGTGCCGGTGTTTATTACAATACTGCCGCCGGGACATCTCCACACCCAAAGGGTAATGACCTTGGTTTTACCATCGGTTCTTATGGACAGGGACAGGGTAGATACGACATCTGGACTTATACGGATAGATATGGGAATCTTCAGGTTTCCTACGGTACCGAAGCCACAATGCCGTTGTACACTGCGTTTGAGGAGATGTCGAAGGAGATTGCAAGGATTTTCAAGGAGGTGTTTGCGAATGTCTGAATGGTGGGCGGATATAGAGTCCCGGGTTTTTAACATCGTCAAGACACGGGCAAACAAGGTCCTCAAGACGAAATATCCGAAGATCTTCTGGACATCCCAGATACAGACGATCACAGAATCCCAGTTCCCGTGCGTATACATTCACATGATTGATTCGTACGAAATTGGTGACGACTTGGAGCGGCTGACCATCAATGGCGTAAATGTCACCATGCAGGTCGAAACCTATGTCAACACGGATCAGGTCGATGCAAACAGTATCATGGCGGAACTTGTAGCACAGCTGAAAAGATTGCGGTTTAACATCTCCGGCCTTCCCACATACACATCAAACGGAAATGTTTTCCGGGGTGTTGTGAGGGCAAGACGGATTATAGCCGCGCAAGACAATATTGATCAGGCACCGTAAAGGGTGTCTTTTTTATTTATGGAGGATGATTGCTATGGCAGCTACTAATGTAATGGGTATCTCCAGCATCGGCGGCAAGTTCGGTTGGGCCGTAGAGACCACTGCCGGAACCAAGCCTGAAGCATTTACTCAGATTGAGAGATGCAACAGCATTTCCGGTATCGATGTCTCCGTTGAGCAGATCGACGCTTCCGCGCTGGAAGACAAGACCACGAAGTATATTGCCGGTCGTTCCGAGCCTGCTTCTGACTGGAATGTTTCCTTCAACCTGACCGATGATGTTCAGACACAGATCCAGGCAATGATGACCGCTTATGAAGGCCTGACCGGCGGCAAGAAGATGTGGTTTACCGTCTGGCTCCCGGATCTTACACAGGGATTCTTCATGGTCGGTGCACCGCCCGCGACGATTCCGATGCCTGAAATCGGACAGAACGAGCTGATGACCATCGAGCTCCCGATCACCGTAGAAGACTACAAGGGTCTGGCGGCAAAGATCGAGCCGACTCCGGCTTGATCAGCATCCGGGCAAACAAATAACTGAGTATATAGGGTGGAGCATTCATATGGTGTTCCACCCTTATTTTTGAATCCGAAAGGGGACAAATATGCTGACAATCACCGTATCTGATGTAACTTATCGCATCAAGTTTGGGTATAACTGCTTTTGCGACAGCGATATTTTTGATCGCGTAAAGGACATGATTGGAATCCTTAGTGGGGCTGGAGTAGAGGATGACTCCGACGTTGCCGGTCTTGGAAAAATTAAGGATCTGTTCACGACAACCCGCGAATTACTGTACCTTGGCTTACAGAAATATAACCCTGTTGAGTCTGTTGCCGAAGTCGGTGATTTGCTTGACACATACCGCGATGAAGCCCCTGAGGGTGAGAAGCGCGGATTACTCCAGGTATTCTCTTTGCTGTCGGAGGAGCTGATGAATGAGGGTTTTTTATCAGATCTGATAGCGGAGATGAACAAAGCGGCAGCACCGAAGCGGAAGAAGTAATAACCGAAGAAGAGCCGAAGCCATTTGCGAAGGCTGTCATGGAAGACCTTCTTCCCTTCTACCTGGTTGCCGGTGTTTCGTATGACTTTTTCATGGAGTCCTGTCCCAAAGAACTGAAGCCGTTCGAACTTGCCTTTAAAGAGCGCAGAAGGCTCATGGATGTCGACATGTACACCATGGGGCAATATGTCTTCAGTGCAGTTCAGGCGGCTGTAGACGGCGGCTTGCACGGGCGTAAAGCCAAGGCATCATACCTTGAAAAGCCGCTCTCTGAATTGGCGAAGACTCATGCAAAAGAGCTCAAGGGTGATGATAAGGTACGCCAAGAAAAGGTCGTAATGAATCAGCTTCTGGAAATGCAGAGGCGATTTGAAGCAAGCAAAAAACTCAAGGAAGGAGGAAATCCGAATAATGGCTGATAGCGTAAACATAGACAGCTTGTCAATCCAGATGGATGTTGATTTTAAAAAAGCCAAAAAGTCGATAGGCGATTTGGCAAAAAGGATTGATAAGCTTAACGTATCTATGCAAGGTCTGTCCTCGGCAAACAATGTGCTTAACACATTCAGGCAGATCGATGCAACGATGCAGACACTTTCGGCAACTTCTGCCGAGATGAATAAATCCGTCAAGGAACTGAATTCTGCATTCAAAAAGATGATCCCGTCCGGTGGCATTAAGAATGCGGATGCTCTGAAGAATTCCTTCGGGAAACTGACGGAGTCTCTTGAAAAAGCCGGTGGCGGTAAAATCAAATCTTTTGCCACGCACACCAAAACGCTCAACATGCATCTGCCAAGGCTTGGCCTTTCCGCCGGTAAGGCTACAATGAAAATCGAGGGTCTTGGAAGGGCGTTCACGAAAGCGATTGTTGGGGCAAGGGCATTGATTGCCGGAGCAAAAACATTATGGCGTGTGCTGAGTGGCGGAATTGATTTAGCATCCGACCTGACGGAAGTCCAGAACGTTGTCGATAAGGCTTTCGGAAATGAAGCCGGTAAAATTCAGGATCTTGTTCAATCATCGATCCAAGATCTTGGAATGTCGGAGCTGACGGCAAAACAGATTGCTTCCAGATATCAGGCCATGGGATCTGCAATGGGCATTTCCCGTGATCAGGTAAAGAAAGCATCCGCACAGATTGGCGAACTGCGTGAGAACTATAATAGCGCAGGTGAGTCAATGGCTGACATGTCGATCAACCTGACAAAGCTGTCTGCTGATATGGCATCTTTCTATAATGTCGGAATAGAGGATGTTGCACAGGATCTGACGGCTATATTTACGGGGCAAACCCGTCCGTTAATGTTAGCGGCTTAATGCGGTGACGCATTTCGAATAAACCGAAGAACGCATGCAAAAGCGGTGTGGATGAGAGATCATCTGCTAACGGTAAAACCCCTAACGTAAAGTCGAGGGCAATACCGTGCCGAGCCTGGAAACAGGAAGGTCTAACGACTATCCCGGAAGGGAGTAGGACTGAGATTAGCACAGTTCGAAGTATCGGTCATCTCATTGAGATGGTGAGATAGTCTAATCCCCTGATAAATATCGGGAAACCGAGGGTATAAATGTAAGACAATACGGTAAAAATCTTGCCGCTTAACGTGGTAACACGTTTCGAATAATCGCGGAATTAAGCTGGAACCCTAAACCGAAAGGCATGGGAATCAGAACCGAAGGCCGGGTGACGATCCGGTCAGGGGCAACGCATAGGTGCTGGAATAATGTACCCACGAGGCCGCGACATCCTACGGGATGAAAAGATATGCTGAGCTGCCGGGAAACCGGTAGAAGTAGAGGATAAAAAGCCTTTACGATAACAACACTGTTAGATTTAACACAAGCGACGCTTCAGGAGTGGGCTCTGAAACAAGGTATCGAGGCAGATGTTGCGGCAATGTCGCAAGCCGAGAAGACAATGCTGAGATACCAGTATGTCATGTCTCAGACAAAAATGGTTCAGGGGGATTTCGCCGACACAGCCGATAAACTTTGTGTCGCGTAATGCAGTAATGCCTTATGGAAAACCGGGCAAAATCGGCAGAAACTAAGTTGACTAATGCATAGCAATAATGTATAATGTATCCAGAGGTGATTTTATGGATACATATTACATTTATAAGGCTTCTAACACTGTTAACAATATGGTTTATATTGGATGTACGAAGCAATTTAAGGAACGAATTGCTCAACATCTCGCATGTAGACCAGCAGAGGATTGTGCTTTCCACAGAGCGCTTCAGGAAATAGGTAAAGACAAATTCACATTTGAAATAATCGACAAAGCAGAAGGTATTGAAGAGGGACACAGGCTTGAACGTGAGTATATAAAAAAATATGATTCGTTTAAGAATGGGTATAATTCAACCATCGGAGGCTTTGCACCTACACCGTGGAACGTAAGGGCGATAGTGTGCCTGGATTTGGACGGGAACCTCATAAAAAGATATGAGAGTGCTGGTGCAGCAAAAAAGGACGGTTATTATGATAGCAATGTACTTGAGTGTTGCAAAGGCATTGCCCGAACGTGTCTTGGACACATATTTATGTTTGAGGATGACTATCAGCAAAACGGTCCCAGAAAATATGTGAAGCCAAAGGCTGCGAATAAAAGACCGATTGTTCAATGTGATTTAAGCGGAAACCTAATTAAGCGTTTCGACAGCATAAGTGAAGCAGCGAGAGATACAGGTATTAACCGACCTGCAATTTCGCTTGCACTTATTGGACGCACCAAAAATGTCTGTGGAAAATATATATTTGTATACGAAGATCACTTCCCGATAAAAGACTTATCCGTGTTTCAGCACAGAAAAAAGGGAAGACGAATCGTACAAGTCAACCCGCAAACCGGGGAGACTATAAAGGTATATGATAGAATAGCTGATGCCGGTAGAGAGCTTGGTGTAAGCTATAAAGCAATCCAAAAAGTTGTTGACTTGGAAGACCGAACGGCATATGGTTTCAAGTGGATTAGTCAATATGTTAATGCCGAGGTAAGCGATTAGATTTCGAAAGGCTAATCGTCACCGTAACGCGTAGGGGGTGAATAAATATAATCCCCCCAAGAGTGTCCGGCATCCAAGAGAGAGCGCTTAAAACGCTCTTTTTTGTTTGGATGAAAACGTACGCTGACCTCATGGGAAACCATGAGAACCAGGGGATAAAAAGCCCTTGGGGTAACAGAGTGACATGGGCGAATCAAATAAAAATCCTGAAACAGCAGTTTGAGGCACTCGGTGCTGTAATCGGTGGCGGTCTTATCAATGCCATAAAACCATTTGTGATTGCCATGAATTCTGCGCTGAAAGGAATCATTTCCTTTGCGGAACAGGTGGTCAATGCACTTGGTAAAATCTTTGGGTGGGTAATTGAGATCACACCCACTGACATGGCTATAGATGATGCCATGGTCGATGTCCTTGAAGATCAGGAGTCTGGTCTGGGGGATGTTGCCGATGCGGCAGATGATACTGCAAAGAGCATCGAAAAAGCCAAGGAAGCCGAAGAAGAATATCAGAGGACGGTCCTTGGATTCGATGAACTGAATAAACTGAACAAAGAGAAAGAGAAGGAAGAGAAGGATCCTACTTCTCCGTCCAGTGGTAATTCTGCCATCGCCAATCCGCTGAAAAACCTTGATCTTGGCAAGGCAAGCGCGGGTGCTGGCGAAGTAGCAATGTCGATCAAAAAAGTGAAGTCTCTGTATGAGTCAGAGATCGATTCCCTTTATGAACTGGGCGGTTACATCAGTGATACACTGACCAAGGCCCTTAACAACATTAACTGGAAAGATGTCTATGAGGGTGCGAGAGGATTCGGCACTGGTCTTGCAAGCTTCCTGAACGGTCTGATTACGCCAGATCTTTTTGGTGCTCTTGGAAAGACTATCGCAAATTCCCTGAATACTGCTCTGGAATTCCTGAATTCTTTCGGCAATGAATTTGACTTTAAGAATTTCGGAAAAGCACTGAAGTCTGGTCTGGATGAACTGCTGAAAAACTTCAACTGGGGTCTTGCGAAGGAAACAGCGAGAACCTGGGCGAAGGGTATGGCTGAAGGTCTGAATGAGATCATCAACCCGGAAACCTTCAGCGAAATCGGCAGAACTATCGGAGAAGGTCTCAACACTGCGCTGGCTTTCCTCGACGAGTTTGCATACACCTTTGATTTCAAGAATCTGGGTGACAGCATCGAAACCGGATTAAACACCCTGATGGAAACGGTCGATTGGAAGACCGCCTATAGTGCTGCGGATGGATGGGGTACCGGTCTTGCTGAATTTCTGAATAGTTTAATCACTCCAACGCTGTTTGATAATGTTGGTACTACGGTTGCCAATACTCTGAACACGGCGCTTCACTTCCTGGATTCGTTCGGAACAACGTTCAACTGGGAAAATTTCGGCACAAGTCTTGCGACAGGCGTGAATTCTTTTCTGGATGGTTTCGATTGGACGCTTCTTGGCAAATCCATAAACACATGGGTAAACGGTGTCTTTACATCTATCCAAGAGTTTTTATCCAAAGTCTCATGGGATAAACTGTTTGACGGTGTGAAAACCACTCTCTCCCAGATTAGTTTCGCTGAAGTCGGGGCCAACATCATTGCTACCCTGTGGGCAGGACTTACTGGCAAAGCTATGCCGGAGGAAGTAAAGACCAAGGTGTTATCATCGTTCTCTGGTCTGGAATCCGCCCTGAGAAATATCTCCTCGTTCACATTCGGAACGGTTGAGGATTTCTACAATAACTTCCTTGTACCCGTTGGCACTTGGGCGCTCGGTACGGGGCTTCCAAAGCTGGCAAGCATCTTGAAGTCTACGCTTGAGAAGATCAGCTGGGATAAACTCGCCACTGGTTTGTCTGGCCTTTATACCGGGCTGTCACAGCTTACAATCGGTATCGGTGACGGACTAATCAAGTTTGTTGAAGGTCTGGCTAACTTCCCCGGTCTGAAAGAACTCCTGAATGGTCTTGCGGAAGGGTTAGAGAACCTGTTTGGAAGTGGATTAACCGAAGACCAATCTGCTGCTATTCACAATGTCGGTGAAGCACTTGGCTTTGCCCTTGGGTCAATAGTTGCCGCAAAATTGACATCGTCAGTAGTCACCAATATCAAAAACCTTTCTGCCGCTGAAGCATTGCCGGGCTTACTGACAGCGATCACGACACACCCGGTTGCCGCAGTGGTAGGTGGTGGTGTTGCACTCGCCGCCGCGCTGACAGGGCTTTATGTTGCGGCTAATAAACCTGAGTGCGACGAAAAAATTGCCAACGCGGCTCAGGCTATAAAAGATCTGGGCGATGAACTGGCGAATACCGACATAGACGTTGAGGGAAATTATGCAAGGATCAAAGAAATCCTTGACAAATACATGGAACTCAACAGCAAACTCCTTACAAATGGAGAACTGAGCGGTACTGACCAGACAATGTTTGAGTACTATGCCACTGAACTTGCCACATACTGTCCTGATATTCTTGGGCCGATGGGCGAGATCGGCAAGGCATATACCGGCTCAAAAGAAGCACTTGAACAACTGCTTGAAAAACAGAAAGAGCAAATACTGCAGACCGCATATACCGAATCGCTCCAAAAGGCTTACGATCTGTATGTTGAGTCAGAACTTGCCCTGGAGGAACTGACGAAGGGATTTGATGGCGAACTTGAGGCTGCGGCAAGAGCGGCCATCGAGACATATAACTTCCAAAAATCCACTGACCAGTTGTACGGGGACATGTTGGAGCTGAGTGATGAGCAATTTGCCACACTTTTTGATAATTATGTTGCATCGCTTCATGGTGCCGGTGACGAAACAGTAACGAGTACTCAGCTGTTCAAAACATTTGCCGCGGCAATGAAAGATCAAGGCGTCAAAAAGATGTGGGATGACTATGCGCTGTCTGTTGATACGGCGCAGGCATCTATGCAAGAGGCACAGTCTAAGATTGATACGCTGGAGTACAAACTGAAGGCCATGGCGTTGACCGGAACCGTATCTGTACAGACTCTTACGCATGACTCTGGTACACTCAAGACAGCCATGTCTGAAGACATAAAGAGTGTTTCCGCAGTGGTTGATCACGAAGGCTCCGTTGTAATACCGGGACACATGCTCACTATGAAAGAGCGTATGAAGAGTGGGGCAAAAGACGCTGTTGTTGCCGCCGGTCAAGGCATGCAAGAAGGCAAACCAACGTTTGAAGCATCCGTAAAAGAGAATGTTACGGACCCGGCCGAGACAGGTGTTGCAGGTATCGCCACAGTATATAATGAGGCAGGCAAGGAAAGCAGCCAAGCCTTCGCCAATGGGGCGGAGGAAAACAAGCCCGTTGTAACGGCTTCCAGTCAAGCAGTAGCCAATGCTGCAGAAACTCCAATTAAAGAAGTGAAAGTCAACCTTAATACCGACGGGCAAAACGCCGCCACCGCAGTTGGTGACGGAATGGAGTCTAAGGTAGAAGAGGTGAAGGGCAAATCTTCCACCGTTGCTGGTGCCGTTGAAGAGCCATTTGTTGTATTGAAAGCTAACGCAGTTTCCATAGGTGAAGAAACCTCAAGAAATTACGCTACTGGACTGAGTAATGAAGAAAGCACTGTAACCCAGACAGCCGATGACATTGGTGCTGCAACATATGGCACACTGAACCCCAAGGGTGACCTTCGTGGCAGTGGTACAAGCGCCGCCGTGAAAGCATTAAACGAAGGCACTCACTTAATGGTCAGAGAGGATATGGTCGGCGCTGTTGATGGTGAGTTGGGCATAGAGAACGGATCGTCATCCGTAATGTCTAAACGCGGTGAAGCTGCGATCAAGGGCATGAAAGATGGTGCAACAACCGAAGAGCCAAACCTCTTCCAGAAGTTCCTCGATCTGCCAAAAACTCTGACGGAGAAACTTGGCAAAGTCGATGAAACCTTCAAACCTTATGGTGAAGATACTATCGAGGGTATGGAAACTGGTGAAAAAAATACCGTTAATTCTCTTGAAACGATCTTCATGAAGCTGCCGACAAGATTAGGTCATCAGATGACCGACTTGCAATCAACGTTTGAGAGTATAGGTAAAAACATCATCAATTACATCAAAAACGGTATTGGGGACGTTGAAAAAAATCTATACACCAAAATCACCGAGATCAAAGATGCACTGGATGACCCATTTGACCAGGCACACTATAACAAGTGGTGGGGTATCGGTCATGATACCATGGACACAATGTGGCATGGTCTTGAGAATATGAGACCGACACTTGTTCAGGAAATCACCTTGATCAAAGATAGTCTGTTCACCCCGTTCGGTCAGGATGTTTACAATCGTTTTTGGAGAATCGGTCATGACCTGATGGATTCCCTGAAAAACGGTATGCAAGCTGTCCACATCCCAGTACCCCATTATTCCGTCTCGGAAATATTTGGCGGTATAGTCGGTGGTAAAAGGGTGAACGTGCCATCCATCAATGTCAGTTGGTATAAGTCTGGTGGTATGGCTTACGGTCCTTCTGTCATCGGAGTCGGTGAAGCCGGTAACGAAGCTGTACTTCCCCTTGAAAATCAGGGAGTTATGGCTGAGATTGCCGGAGCAATTGTATCAGGCATGATAGATTCCGGTGCGCTTGCGAATGCCGTCACAAGAGGCATGGTAGCCGCCGGACAGAACAATGACAGACCTGTTGTCGTAAATGCTACGCTGAGAACTGAGAACGATGAGATCCTGGCGAGAGCGGTGGCAAGGGGTCAGAGACAATTGGATTACCGGATGAATCCGGTAGCACAGATATAATCATGAACATGGGCGTTCCTCTTCGGGGGAGCGCCTTTCTCATAGAGAGGAGATGGAGGGTATGGCATTCAATCTCCGAGTGAATGGGGTGGCAATCAAATGCCCCTCATCTTTTTCGTATGGATTGCAGGACATCAGTTCTCCTGATGCCGGGCGTACGCAGGATACCATCATGCATAAAGAACGTGTTGGGCAGAAGGTAAAACTGGAGTTATCCTGGAATGGTTTGACATGGGAAGAAACATCTTCGATTATGCGAGCCTTTAATCCAGAGTATATCAGCGTGACATATCCCGACATGCTGACAGGCACATATCAGACCAAGCGATTCTACTCAGGAGACAAGTCGGCTCCCGTGAAATGGTGGTTTGATTCTAACGGGAAAAGAATCATAGAAACGCTGTCGTTTAACATCATCGAGGTCTAAGGAGGTGGTCATGTGATTGCGATTTCCGATGAAGCGAAGGAGCGGATCGCGGAGGGTATAGGCTACTACATCCAACAGATCACAATGACGCTTACCGATGGGACCGTGTTCTACATTCAGAACGAAGATCTCCTTGGCGATACGGGCTATGAGATTGAAGATGCAACATCCAGCTCCGGGAAATTGGATGTCGGTTCTGCGATTATAAACACATGCCGTTTCACCCTGATGAATTTCGACGATAAGTTTTCCGGG